TCCACTCGTCGATTCCCATTGTCGCGGTAGCCGGAAAGAAGTCCTCCAGCATCTGCAGGCTGTCGGCATCCTGCTGCGCGTAGATGAGCCCGAGCGCGTTGCAGAACTGCGACTGGTTCGAACCGATCGGCGGCGGGGCGGGAGGCGCCAGGAGCAGCGCTCCGAACTTCGCCGCTACGTGTTGCCCGCTGTCAATTGTGTTGCTCGAATCAGCGGTCAATCCGGGTATGGAAGTTGAGGAGACACCGCCGTCATCTGGATTCCAGGCCCGTCCTGGCGGCAGAAGACTCCTCGCGGATTGTGCATATTGATCGGCGCTGAAGACGCTTACGAGGGCGCCGTCGATTGTGATGTCAGAATCAATGGTCACATCCCCGCTGTCGATCGTCAGCGGGGTGATCAAAACCTCAGGCACGTTGCGTCAGCTCCAGGTGATCGCGCCCAGCACCGGCAAATGCCCGGCCGCGGCGACAACATCAGCCGCCGGCACGGTGATCAGGATGTCATCGGCCGGATCTGCGATCTTTACCGAGGTCCATAGAGCCGCCAGTTCAATCGTGCCGGCGACCGATGCGAGGCCTGTGATGGTGCTCTCCAGGGCCGCCAGAACAGCCGGTCTGTTTCCGACCGCTACGCCGGAGATCGACAGGTTGACTGCCAATAGCGTCGGCGCAAGCGAGTACGCCAGGGCCGTGACCGGGCGCAGGGGATAGATGTAATTGGCGACGGCGAGTTGGTCACCCGTGGCCGGTGAAGCGCGCGTCTCGGCGGTTGCCACGCCGTTGGTGCTTGCGGGATGCCGCTGAAGGCGCTCTCGGTCTCGTCCATCATGAAATAGACGCCGACCGTGCCCGCGCCCAGGTAGAGCGGCTGGCACCACGCGCGAGTGACGCCGGCCACCTCGAGCGCCCAGGTCACATAGTCCGCCGCGGCGCCGCCCTGGGGGGAGTTCTGGTAGACCTGGATGACGCGGGCCCGGTAGTCGTTGTCATCTTCAAGGTCGGCGCCGCCGGTGATCAAACCGCTGAGGCCGCTTGAGGTGACGCCGGCGATGGTCTGGCCGAGGGTGAACTGCACGCCGACCGCGCAGTCACCGAAGGCGCCGGTGAGGCCGGTCGGGTCTGGATCCGCTTGCGCGGTGATCGTGATCTGGTATGGCTGCGCCGCCCCGCCGCCTGTGGCGACCGGCGCCGCAGCGGCGGTGACGGTGTACGGGATTCCATCCGAGCGCAGCAGCGGCGTACCGGGCACCACCGTGCTGGTGGAGGCCGCACACAAGAAAGTGACCGGGCCTGAGGCCTGGACGGAGCTCTTGCGGTAGACGTCCTTGAGTGCGCCCCACGCTTCCAGGTACTCACCGGTTGCCGTGAAGGGGTTGGTCTGAAGTGCGATCCAGTCCAGATAACCGTAATGCTGGTGCGAGAGGCCGGCCTGCACCGTGCCGAGCACTCCCACATTCGAGAAGCGCAGCAGCGCATCCGCTCCCGGAAGCTGGGCATTGATCGCTGCGACGACGTTGCCGCGCAGCTGGGTAAGGGTGGGTCTTTGATATGGCATGGGCTACCAGAGTTTCAGTGACTGATTGCTGATGACCGTGCCGTTCGATCGATAGGCAGCGACGATGAGATTCAAGCCCTTTGGCGCGACCCACTGGGCCTGAATATCAAAGCGCGCGACAACCCCGTCGTTGATCATCCATTGCAGCGCTTCGGCGGCGTAGTCCTGCGCCCGCGCGGCCACGTTCAAGGGGCCCTTCACGCGGTTCAGGAGCCATAGGCGCGAGCCGATGCGGTTTTGCGGATCATCGCCCCACCACCCTCGCCGGTCCCCGGGATATCCAGGCCGCGCATTCGGCAGCACGTCGTCGACATCGGCCAGCCGATCCGTGTACAGGCTTATGAGCACGGCCGTCTCGACATCGCTACCCGACAGGAACGCGCCATTGACGATGACGTAGTCGCAGCGCTGGGTTTCGACGTTCCAGACGCTAGTGATATCGCTCATGACTCCATCGTCCCGGTGAGCGAGCTGCCCGACGACACTCCTGGATGCACGTGATTCTTCGTGCTCAAGCTGCTCACGATCACATCCTCATCGGCGGTGATGTTCTGAGTCACCTCGAGCGTGCCGACAATTTTCGTGTTGGCGTTCACCGTGAACCCACTCCCGAACGTCACAGAGCCGGTGCCATCGCCATTCATATTGACGGTGGATCCAGCCTTGTCCGTCATCAGGATGCCGCCGCCCTTCTTGAAGTAGATCTTCTGTCCCTGATTGTCGGAGATGCAGACCTCTCCTTTCTGCAGGTTGCGGATCCGGAACTGCTGATGATTCGTTGCAATAATGACGCCGCATGAGCGGTTCCCGGACGGGAACACCGCGATCCCATCCCAACCATCCGGCGGTACCGACTGATAGCCGTATTCGGCGAGGCGCGGAACTGAATCGAAGGTCTCGAGATTCGACGGTGTGACCTGCACGAGCTGTGCGGGGCCAGTGTCATCTTGCACAACACCGCGGCAGACGGAGACCATGCGTCGCAGCCGCCAATAAATATCAGAAATGCCGATCACGGGCCGTTGCCATCTGCCGCCTGAATATCGCCCGGAATTGGCACATACAGGATGGGCTCGACGTTGAAGGCTTGCGGCGGCATCAGCGTCAGTTCTGCTGTCGTGCCACCAGCCAGGCCTCGCGCGAAGGTGACCTCACCGATCAGCAACTGCGTGCGCGACACCTTGACAGATGGAACGTCCACCGGTGCCAGTGTGTTCGGAGTCCACAACGCTCCGCCCTCATCTCGCCAGGAGTCGGCCGTAACCTGGACAACTTGAGAACGCCCGATGCGCCGGTTCATCTCCCACATCGCCTGAGCCTTCGCAAACGCAGTGCCGGCATCGTTTGTGAGCAACTCTATGTACTTCTGCCGGAATCTAGGCACGCCTGAATCAGTGAATGAGTACGTCGTGAGCGGGGTAACTCCCTCGTCCCCGAGCAGCTGATTTCCTGCGTATACCACCGTGTAGACCGAGAAGCGTTGATCCATCGAGCCCTCGTACGAGGCCTGCTGCACATTGCGCCCCTGCTGGAATCCGGAAGCCGCTTGCATGGTGCCTACGCGGGTCAGAAGCAGGCTTCCATCCGGATTCTCGAAGGCCAGCACGCCGGAGAGCTTGCAAACTCGGTCAATGACGCCATACGCGGTCTCGCCGATGTTGACCATGAAGAACGGCAGCCGCTTCAGGTCGCTTTCCTGCGTGACTACTGTGATGCCGTACGGGGCCGCGAGCTTCGAGGCCATATCGAGCGCGGTGACGTTCTGAAACGTGGCGCCTTGCCACACTGCAGCGCAATCGACCAGATCCTGCGTGCGGCCGCGGCCGCTCATGGTGAACTCGTGGGTATCCCCGGAAATGCGCTCTTTCACCCGATCGACATAGCCGGTGATGATCTTGTCCGAACCGATCGACACCGTGCAGGCCTGTCCCTCCTGCGCAACGCTGGTGGTCCCGTCGGAGATCTTCTCGGTGTACGTGACCTGGAAGTCCGGAGGCACTCTCTCAATGCCAACAGTTAGGCGCACCTCTTGCCAGCCGGAAAGCACCGTCTGCGCGCCGCCTCCGGAGAGGCGGATAGACACATCGTCGGTCACGAAGACAACGCGAGAAAGGAGCGCGGCATGAAGAGCGGGCTAACGGGATTGGCTTCCTGGACGAGCTCGCTCTCCCGGCTCACATCTTGGTACAGCTGCTGCGCGATCACGAGCGATGGCAGCGGCCCTGAGAAGGTCACTTGCACCGATTGCGGTAGCGATGCGCCGCGGGCCGCCATGTCGGAGACCAGCGCGGACAGCAGGCTCTGCAGAGCGAGGTAGCTGCTATCGTCACCGGCGTCGCCGGCGATCAGCATTTCGTCCTCGATGACCTGCGCGATCTGGTCTCGCATATTCGCAGCATCCTGCTGCGAAGTCGGCACATAGGCTGCCGAGGACTGCACGGCAGCGCACAGCGCCATGCGGCGAGCGAGTGCGGTCACCGCAGCGTTGGCGATCATCTGTTCGCTCGAGGGCTGCGCGACGGCCGGGAAGTCCGCCAAGGCGAGACACGCCAGCACCGCGGCCGCCGGATCGGAATTGGCGGCCTGCACTGCCTGGACAAGGGCCTGAACGCCGCTCGCTACGTCGACCACATCGGTGTCCGAGAGGACGGCCGTGGAGAGTGTCTGCGGCGAGCCAGCAGCAGCAGCAGCGGCGGCCTGCGCCAGGGCTGGGCTTGCGTACTCCCCTTCCGCAGCAGCCTGCAGAAGGGCCACGCTGGCGTCCTCGACGCTGCCGCGGGCCGCGGCACCCAAGCCTGCGAGCTCCTCGACGGAACTAGCCGTCTTTTGCGCATCCGTGACTGTCTGGCCGACGAATCGGCCGAACTGCCCGGGCAGGATCCCCACCATGCTCACAAGGCTGGTTGCGGTCGTCGCAGCGGCGTTGGCGATCGACGTTAGAGATTGAAGCGCCGAACTGATCGCGGCGCCGCCGAGCGCGGTGTGCACAGCCTCGGTGACGGCAATCGACCAGGACTGAGCGGCCTTGGCCATGGCAGCGAATCCGGACAGCACCGACTGCGACTGCGTGTCCGCAGCGACCTGCGGGTACATCGGCGTGCCGGCCTCGGCGAACTCGAAGCGCAGCTCGAGCACGCCGGGCGACTCGGCCTGCCGAGTCTCAAAGTTGAGCAGCTGCATGGTGAGCCGCCCATACAGCGGGTGCACCAGGTCGCCTGAGCCTGATGACTCACAGGCCTCGATCATCTGGTCGGCCTGGTTCTGGATCGACCCCTGGCCACCGTACTGGCCTCCGCCGTCGAGCAGAAATCCGGTGATGCGCACCGTGCGGCCGCGGCGCCCCAAATCCTCAGGCCACTGATCATCGCGGAATGGGTACTGGTGGACAGCAACCTTGCGGCCGCCGGAAACCGAGGCCTCGCGCACCCCAAAAGGCGTGCTTTTCCATGATGCCGGCTTCAGATACGGGAACAGCGCCGACGGGCTGGCAGCCGGGAGTCGGGCCGCGGTGATCGTGACTTCCGCGATTTGATCAGGCGCGTCGGCCACGTTAGCTCACCGAGTCGGCGGGGTTCGTGTGCACGATCTTGACCCCTGCAGGCGTCTGCACACGGGTCGTCGTCGTGCCATCCCTTTGGACGGTGGTCTGAACGCTCACATTCAAGGGGGTGACTTGAATGCCAGATAGCTGCGTTGCGAGCGCTCCGCGGTGCGCGGCCTCGGCTTGTCCGCCTGCCGGGCGCTCATCGTACAGCGAGACAATGGAGCCGGATTGCGCGGCAGTCGACGCGTCCGAGAGCTTCTTTCCAGCACCCGAGTGGCGCAGTTCATACTCATAATATTGGAGCTGCTCCATTAGGCCAGCATGTTCAAGTACTGGCAGCTTGTTTTTTACCGCCCAGGTGTTGAATGCGGCCTGCCGGTCAGGGTGCCATTGCCCGATTCCGCGCGCCTGCCCGTGGTCGCCTACCGCGTGCGGGTTGAAATTGCTCTCAGCTTGAATGTTGGCGGCAATCCCGGCCGCCTGCTCATGAGTCCAGCCTTGGCGCTGAAAAAAGCCCATGACCTTCTGCTGAGCCTTGTCCGACTTCATGGAGTTGGCCAAGCCGGACCAGCTGTTAAAATCAACGTCGCCGATCTTGCCGTCCCATAATTGATTCGCGATCAGCCCAGCAGCAACGGCGGGTACTGCCGCGCTGGCCATGCTGGCCACGCGTAAACCAACCGTACCTGCTTTGGCCGCGACGGTCGCCACCGTCTCCCCGCCAGCAGCCTCCAGGCTTGCGGCGCGGTAGGCGAGCAGCGCTTTGCGCGCAATGTCGATCCCCGTGGCGACCTTCACGAATGCCATGTTGATCGCCAGGAACTTGGGAACCGCCCACAAAACCGCCAGATCTATCAGGACTCCCTTCACACCGCCGAGGGCAGATACGACGGTCGAAATGCCCTTTCCAAGATCAAGTATTCCCTTGACGATCGAAAGGATATCGTCCAGCACATCCTTCAGGGTGAGACCCTTAAAGGCAGCCCCGAGACCCCTCACGAAGTCGCCAATGTCGGTCGCAATCACACCACGGTTGGCGGTAATCCATGCGCCAAACTGCTCAACGAGCGGTGTGATCGCCGGCAGCAGCGCCTGTGAAATGGCGTTCTTCGTGCCTGTCATCGACACGTCCAGGCGATTCCACAGTAATGCGGCAGCCGCGGCCTGCTTCCAATCCATTTTGCCGGCAAGCTCGGCGGCCTGTGTCTCGTAAGCCTCCATCGCCTTGCGGCCCAGCATGAGGAACGGGAGGAGCTCGGTGACCCCAAGCTGGCGCGCGAGCGTGCGCGCAGCGCCGGTATTGCCGGCCTGCTGAAATCCGTGGATCTTGTCGGCCACCTGGCCAAGCATGTCCATGGTGTCGATCGCCCCAGCCTTGGTGTAATTGAGCTGCATATGCAGCCCGACCAGCAGCGCCATAGCCTGTTGATTGCGGCCCCATCGCGCATCCTGCAAGGTATCAGCAAAAGATGAGAATGCCTGTGTTGCGCCCTGCCCGGAGATCCCGACCAGGCGCGCGGCATTCTGGAAGTTGTACAAATCCTGGGTATTGACCCCGAGGATTTGCGCGGTTTGTGCCAACTGCAGGCCGAAGCGTGCCCACCCATCGGTGAGCGCAAGAAGTCCCGCGATCGTGCCCCCGCCAATGAGGGCCAGGAGCGGTGCGCCGATCCGAGCAAACGCACTCACCACACCCCTCGCCGTCTGCGTGAGGCCTTCCAGCTTCCTCTTCACAGTATCGAAGCCGGCGGCCCGGCCGAACCGCTGCAATGAGCGCTGCACGTTCTGGAACGGACGCGTCATCTGATCGACGCGCTTGTTGAGATTCTGAATGACACGCGTTGCACGGTCCGCGGCCGTGATCGAGATATTGAGCGTGTTAGCCATTTTTGGATTTCGCTATTCTCTCGGCCTGCTCACGCCAGCAGTGAAGCTCTGACATCGTAAGCTCGCGCGCCTCGTGTGGGCCCCAACGGTAGAAGTACGTGAGGTCCGCGATCAGCTCTGAGAGGAATCGGGGACTGGTTCCAAAAAAGAGCCGAGGTACTCCTGCAGGATGTTGAAATCGCGCGCGCCGAGGTTGCGCACATCGGTCGGGGCAAGCTTTGCCTGCTTGGCGATGAGCAGGATCAAGGCGTTCGCTGCGCCACCCTTCTCCGTGTCGCGTTGCATCTTCTCAATGTCACCGGCCGTAGGCTCGCGCAGAGTGACCTCGGCCACTTCCGCATCTGCGACCTTGATCGGGACGATCAGAGTGAAGGTCTTGGGCGTCTCAAATTCCTTGCTCACGTGGTGATCTCAGTGATGCAGCCGCCCAGGCCTTCCCACTTGACCTCGAACTTCGCATCCTGCGTGTCGACCTCCTCCGGTTCTACTGTCCACATGCCGCGGCCGATAACCTGCTTCCCGTTGGACAATACGGCCGAGATGGTGACGCTTACCATGCCGTTGAAGTCGTTCACGGTCATCGATCCGGCATCGCGCACCGAGCAGCTGATGAAAGGCGCGCGAGGCGTCTCCTTGTAGCCGTGCACCTGGTCCTGGCCGGTCAGCGTTTCGCGCTTGACACTCGCCGGGGAATACTTGAAATCGCCCGCGATCATGAAGGTCTGACCGTCGACGGTGACCTCTGCTTCGCCGGCTATCCGATTCGGGTCGATTGCCATCTTCTATGCTCCAGAAAGCAAAAGCCCCGCACGAGGCGGGGCTTGTTGGGGCCGTTTGGTGGATTAAAGCCGGAACTGTGCCAG